ACCCGAAAGCAGTTAAAGGCTTGCTGGAGACTGACACTGGCGCAATGGTTTATCAAATCGGCAAGCAACAATTCGCTAAAGAGGACATCAAAGCCATTCAATGGATAGTTCTTGCAGGTCAAGAAACTAGCGTTTCACCTATTGAGGCATTAAGAAACACTATTGGCACTGGTTTGGCAATGGATAGGTTTTTGGCTCAGTTTTACGGGGAAGGCGCAACACCATCGTCTGTTTTGGAGACTGATGGGGCTATTACGCCTGAACAGGCACAACAGATTGCTCAAAACTGGGAACAAGCCCATTACAAGCATCGGAAACCCGCAGTTTTGCAGGGCGGGCTGAAATGGCGAAGTATTACGACTTCGGCAGCCGATATGCAGATGCTTGAACATAAAGAGAGCATTATTCGTGATATTGCTCGTGTTTATCGCATTCCACTGCATTTAATCATCGGTACAGGTGGCGATACTCAGACTTACACTAACCTTGAAGGTACAGGTGCGGCATTTTACAAGTACACACTGCTCGGATGGGTACGCAGGCTTGAAACAGCGTTCAGTGAGTTCCTACCTGCAAACCAACAAATGCGCTTTGACGCAACAGAGTTTTTGCGGGCAGACCTGATGACCCGTGTTCAGGCACAAACTATGCAGATTGCCAACGGCTCGCTGACTCCAAACGAAGCCCGTGAAATCGAAAACCGTGAACCCTATGATGATGGTAACGAGTTTGTACGGTCTAATGCTGTTGTCCCTGTTGGGCAAGATGCTGTTCCTCCTGCTAAATAACAAAGGTAAATAATGAAGTCAATCGCAGTAACAGTAACTACCTCACCAATGCTGGTTGTGGCAGCCGATAACATTCCACGCACTGTTTATCTTCATTCAACAAGCGGAAGCACATATTTGGGCGATAGTGCAGTAACCACATCAAGCGGTTTGCATCTCCCTAATAACCAAACAATTTCAATAATTGTTCCATCAAATGAAACGCTTTATGGGATTACAAATACAGGCACTACCAATGTCCGTGTACTTACACCCGATGTGGATTAGTTATGCCATACGGGATTTCTGATAAACAGCCTGATTGTAATGGTTGGGCAACTGTCATGAAGTTAGATGACGCATTACAAACTATTGGCTGTCATGTTTCTAAGTCCGATGCCATTGCTCAAATGGTGGCATCCTCTTTACAGCAAGAGTTAGAACCTCTAGGTGAGATTCGGGCATTGCCTGACAATTACCGCCCCGCACTGTCTGAGGATGTCCCCGAAGGACAGGCTTGCGGCAACTGTGAATACTATGACGAAGACAACAAAGACGATTCAGGCGAAAAGGCATACTGCACACGCTGGAACGATTATGTCAGTGGTGCTTTCTACTGTAACGCTTGGGAACCTCATGAAGACGATGATGAGATGGAAATCGAGTTAGAAAATGACGAAGTTCGTGCGGTTAATCTTTCTGCCCCTGAGTTTATGCGTTCAAATGCTAGGCGTGGACTCAAATACCATGAAGAAGGCTTATCAGGAGATGGACTTAAACCACAAACAGTAGAAGATGCCCGTTCTATGGCGGCAGGCGACATTACTGAAGCCAAATGGCGCAAGATTGCACCTTGGATAGCAAGACACACGGTTGATTTAGAAGCGGCAGATGGTGAAATCACGGCGGGTGTTGTTGCCCATTTATTGTGGGGCAGTGGCTCAACCAAAGCGGCGGCTGCAAGGACTCAGCAATACGCCGAACGAGTAGTTGCACAACTCGAAGAGCAGAGGGCACCCGCACCTAAAAAAGACCAAATCAGCGGTTCGGACAAAAACCCTACTGGTTCGGCAGCCAACACCACTGGCGGCATCAAACTAAACGCAGCAACCGAAAAAGCCTTACAAACAAAGGCTGATGAACACAACGAAAAGATGAAAAAAGACCAACGCCCTAGTTGGACACGGGTTCGAGTGGGTGCGCTGAAGTCTGTTTACCGCAGGGGTGCAGGTGCATTCAGTACCTCTCACAGACCGAATACAGGGCGGGCACAGTGGGCAATGGCAAGAGTAAATGCTTTTCTTTATCTGTCAGAAAAAGGCAGACCTGAAAATCCAAAGTATGTCACTGATAACGACCTCCTTAATAGTGGGCACCCGAAACACTCAGGCAGTCGCATTGCACAAGAATTATTTGCTAACATTAGGAGCATTATGACGGAAACAAATACCATTAACTGGGTTGTGCGGGAAGAGAACGAAACTCGCCGCATCGCTTACTCTGACCTTGAAATGAGAGCGTCAGAAGATGGAACCACAATTGTTGGGTACGCAGCAGTGTTCGACTCTCCTTCCGAACCAATGCCATTTACTGAGTATGTCAGAAGCGGCGCATTCTCTAAAACCCTTAACGATGGTGCAGATGTCCGACTACTGATTGACCATAAGGGGATTCCACTGGCACGAACAAAGTCAGGAACTCTGCGTTTAGAAGAAGACGACATTGGGTTGCGTATTGAAACAGACCTTGACCCGATGAATCCTGATGCTGCCCGTTTAATCTCTGCTATGAAGCGAGGCGATATGTCACAGATGTCTTTTGCTTTCCGCACAGTCAAAGACTCTTGGAATAATGACCGTTCAATCAGAGAACTCAAAGAAGTACAACTCTATGATGTCAGCGTTGTAACCTTTCCTGCTTATGAGGAGACCGTAGCCGAGTTGCGTTCTCGAATGGACAATGTTACAATCCCACCAGTTTCTAATTTAACTCTCAGAAAAAATGAGATTGCGATTCAGAGATACCGAAGCCGTTAATCAGCCGCACCACTGGCGCACTGTAAAAACACTTAATAACAAACCAACAACCATTATTGGAGAAAATTAAATGTCTATGACACAAAACCTTACAGAAAAGCGTGACCTTGCTCTTGCAAAAGCAGAAGCAATCGTGGAAGCCGCAAAAACAGAAGCCCGTGAACTCACCTCAGAAGAGGACACAGAAATCACAGCAGCCCTTGACGAATGCCGTTCACTTGATGAGCAGATTTCAACACACTCTGAACTCGAAAAGCGTTCAGCAGAAGCAGCCGAACTGCGTAAAGCAAACAAGTTCGACAGTGCAGTAGCACCAACGATTGTAAAATCAGAGGCTCGCACCTACTCACCACAAGCCCCAACTTCTTTCGTTCGTGACGCATTCGCTGCACAATTCAACAACGATTACGAAGCACAGAGTCGCCTCACCCGCCACATGAACGAAGAAAAAGTAGAACGCCGTGATGTCACAAGCGCAAACTTCGCTGGACTCATCGTTCCACAGTTCCTTACCGAATTGGCAGCACCGTTTGCTCGTGCAGGTCGCCCTTTCCTTGAAGTAGCCCGCAAACACGCACTGCCTGATGCTGGTCTTGTAATCTCACTGTCAAAGGTCACCACTGGTTCTGCAACCGCAGTACAAACCGAAGGTGCCGCAGTTCAAGAAACAAACATGGATGACACAAAGTTGGACATCTCAGTTGTAACCGTTGCAGGTCAGCAGAATGTTTCTCGCCAGTCAATCGAGCGTGGAACAAACATCGACTCGCTTGTAATGGCAGACCTTGTTTCCGCATACCACACGAACCTTGATTCACTGTTCGTAACGACAAGCGCAACATCACTTACCAATGTCATCACACAAGTAGTTACCTACACCGATGCCAGTCCGACAGTAAGCGAACTATATCCAAAGTTTGCTGATTGTATTCAGCGTATTCAGACCAACTTCTTTGCTGGACCGAACTTCATCCTGATGCACCCACGCCGTTTGGCTTTCATCCTTGCAGCGCAAGATGACCAAAAGCGCCCTCTTGCAGTGCCAGTTCCAAACTTCAATGGACAGCCTGCTGTTATGTCAGGTAACGGTGCGCCAATCTACGGCAACAGTGGTTACACAATCATGGGTCTCCCTGTCATCACGGATGCCAATGTCATTACAACCAATGGTGCAGGTGCAAACGAGGATGTAATCATCTTCGGTAACACCCAAGAAGCACACTTGTTTGAACAGGGCACTGGCGAGCCAATGATGCTTCGTTTTGAACAGCCAAAGGCTGCTGAACTCGACATCACAATGATTGTCTATGGATACTCAGCATTCACTGCTAACCGCTACCCAAATGCATTCTCCCTCATCGGAGGAACTGGATTGGTCACACCAACCTTCTAGTCATATAGGTTTCAAAGGCGGGGCGTTTATTCGTTTCATTGTTCACGCCCCGTCTTTGTTTTCTATGGTAACCTTGGCTTATGAGTAAGTACATTGAAGCATTGTTAATCGAGCGTAGGGGCTATGAGGTCAGGGGCTTAAAAGACAGACTGGCAGCCGTTGATGCTCAACTGGCGGAACTTGGTTTCAGTCACAAATATCTTTCCCCACCTTCAGAATCCCCTATTGAGGTCGCCTCGGTAGAACCTGAAATTGAAACAGCCGTTGTCAAGCGTGGTCGCCCGCCGAAGGAACGCAATGGCAATAACTAATGGGTACTGCACTCTTGCCGAAGTAAAGGCAGCCCTTAGACTCACAGACAATGTGGATGACACCCTCATTGAGAACTCTATTGAAGGTGCTTCTCGAAGGATTGACGGGTACTGCGGAAGATGGTTTTATAAGACCGCAAACATCGCCGTTCCGATTTACCCATACGATGAATACCTATGTGTGTTTCCTGCTGATTTACCTACAACAACAGTGACGATTAAACTGGATTCGGCTGCTGACGGGACTTACGCAACCACCATCACCCAAGGTGTTGATTACATTCTCGAACCAACAGATGCCCCACTCAGAGGGCGACCATATCGCCAAGCAAGAATGGTAGGTGGTGCCACTTTCTCACTTGAAGTCACTCCCTCGTTCCCAACTGTGCAATGCACTGCAACATGGGGTTGGAATGCTATTCCTGACGACATCAGAGAAGCCGCCATTCTGCTCTCAATGAGACAGTTCGCAAGATTAAACGCTGCACTGGGAGTTGTCGGTTTTGCTGACATGGCAATGCAGGTTCGAGCCATTGACCCTGATGTTCGTGACCTTCTAAACCCTTACCGTGACTTTGGAATCGCCTGATGCCCGCAACTGTCACTCAGGTAACGGATGGGCTTAAAGCCCGCCTTGCAACCATCAGTGGACTTCGCACATATTCTTATCAGCCTGACCAACTCAACCCGCCATTTGGTTTCCCCGTTTTAAACTCTGTCACATACCACAGAGCATTTAACGGTGGAGATGTGGTTTTTAACTACACAATCGTTGTGGTTGTGGGCAGGTACACGGACAGAACAGCAGATGCCCTGCTTGACGGGTATTTGTCTTACTCAGGGGCGAGCAGTGTCAGAGCAGCCATTGAAGGCGACAAAACGCTTGGTGGCATTTGCTCGACTTTAATAGTACAATCATCAGCAGATGTTACAAGCCTTAGTGCAGGAGACGCAGAGTTTCTTGAAATCAGGTTTTTAGTGGAAGTTCACGGATAATGGCACAATATAAAGTTATTTCAGAAAATTGCGGTCTTGGCTCACAAGGCGAGACAGTGGACAGCGACAAGTTTGAGGGTGTCAATTTTGACGCTCTTGTTGAAGGTGGACATATCGCAGAAGCAAAAGGCAAAACCGAACCTAAAGAACAGGACACAAAATAATGGCTCAACTAGTACTCACTAACTGCAGTATTAAAGTAAATACGGTTCAACTTAATGACCACGCAAATAGCGTAACCCTTAACTATGAAATTGACTCAGTTGAAAACACTGGATTTGGCTCAGGTGGTCACACTTTTCAGGGTGGACTTCAAAATAACAGCATTGAAATCGCATTTATGCAAGATTTTGCAGCATCAAATGTTGAAGCCACTATTTATCCGCTCGTAGGAACAACAACAACTGTTGAAATCATCCCTGTAAACACCACTGTTGGCTCAACAAACCCTAAATACACAGTCTCAGGAACATTCCTTGCAGCACATAATCCAGTTGCGGGTGCAGTCGGAGAACTAGCAATGACCTCTTTAACCTTTACGGGTGGCACACTCGTTAAAGCAACCTCCTAAGGAATAAAAAATGGCAACTCTTGTTTTAACAAACGCATACATTTCAGTAGGTGGAACCGTATTATCCGACCACGCAAACTCAGTAACTCTGAACTACGAGAATGACTCAATCGAAATTACTGCCTTTGGAGACACAGGGCATAAGTTCACTGGCGGGCTTCAAAATAACTCATGTGAAATCGCTTTGATGCAGGACTTTGCAGTTTCTCCTTCTAATAGCGTTGAAGCCACGCTGTACCCACTGGTAGGCACTACAACCACTGTGATTGTAAAGCCAAACGGTTCAACCACTTCGGCAACAAACCCTGCCTACACTCTTACAGGAACCTTCCTCGCCTCTCACACCCCTGTGGCTGGCGCAGTTGGCGAACTAGCAATGACAAGCGTTACCTTCACAGGTGGCACATTGGCTAAAGCAGTCTCTTAAACAAAACAGAAAAGAAGGAAACAATGAAAATTGCTTTAACTATTACATTTGCCAACGGCGAAAAACGGGATGCAGACGCAAAGTTCCCCGACTTTGTAGCATTCGAACGCACTTGGAACCGCAGTGTCACAAAGTTTGAAGAGGAACTACGCCTCACAGACTTGGCTTGGCTGGCATGGCACTCTGAAAAGCGCACCATGAAAACGCAAGATGCTTTCGACCCTGTGTGGATTAACGGTGTTGAGTCGGTTGAAGTCAGGGAAGACCCTGAAGCGGGTGAAACCCCTTTGGAGTAGGCTCACTGCACTGGACAATCGTTCAGTTAGCACATGAGTTCCACATTTCACCCTCAGAAGTGATGCAGCAAGACGATTTGACCATCTCAGTGATGTCGCAGTATGTGACACACCTTGCAAAGCAGGCTTCTAAGACGATGAGAAAATAGTAAGATAGCGTTATGGCAGCCACTATTGAAGTACACGGTCTCAACGAACTGTTGCGTGAACTCCGTAAATACGAGCCTGAGATGTATAAAATGATTCGTAAGGAACTTTTGGATGGTGCACAACCATTAACATCGGCTGTTGGTGGCGAGTTCCCCGCAAAGCCTCTTAAATACTGGCACTCATCAGGCGACAGGCGAGGCAACGCTAAGATGCCCCCATACATTGCTGGGAAAGCCCGTAGGGGTGTCAAAGCAACGGTGGTGCGTGGAGGCAGGGCAAAAGGAATTATGCGCCTAGAGCAGCGTGACGCTGGCGGGCAAGTTTATGATGCCGCAGGAAGCAAATCCATGTCTCGATTCGTAAAGAACCTTGACAAACACGCACCCACAAAATCTAAACCACCTAAATCAAGGTCACGCCTGATGTACGCCAGTGTCGCTGCTAATATGGGGCTTGTCGAAGACAACATTCTTAAAGCCATTGGCAAAACGGACAAGATGATTCAGACAAGGATTTTGCAGAAATAACATGGCTCTTGGCGTAAATATAGTTTCAGATTTTAATGCGAGAGGCATAAATCAGGCTATTCGTGATTTTAAGAAACTGGACTCCACTGCAAAGAAGACTGCCTATGCTTTGCAGACCACCACAAGTGCCTTAAATAACGGAATAAAGAACCTTGCCAAGTATGGCGGGGCTGCTTCAATCGTTACAGGCATTATCGGCAAGAAACTCATTGACGCTGGTTCAAACCTTGAAGAGTCAATGTCTAAAATAAATGTGGTTTTTGGTGCTTCAGCCCAATCAGTCAAAGATTTTGCTTCTACGGCTGCACAGTCAATGGGTATTTCTAACCAACAAGCATTAGAGGCTGCTGGAACCTACGGAAACCTGCTTCAAGCCTTCGGTACAACTCGAGAAAAGGCAGCAGAGATGAGCACCACAATGGTGCAACTCGCTGGAGACCTTGCCTCATTTAACAATGTGCCCGTAGCAGACGCCCTTTTGGCTATCCGTTCAGGTCTTTCAGGCGAAGCAGAACCACTTAAACGATTTGGTATCGCAATTAACGATGTACGCCTTAAACAAGAGGCACTGGCATTAAAACTGTATGACGGCAAGGGACAGTTAAGTGTCTTAGCAAAGTCTCAGGCTGCCTACGCTTTAATCCTTAAAGACAGCACACTGGCACAGGGCGACTATTCACGAACCTCTGACGGTGTTGCCAATATGCAGCGAACCCTTACGGCAACATTCCAAGACATTTCTGCCGAACTAGGCACTGCCCTACTACCCGCATTTAAGACTGTTTTGGGTTTCGTAAATGACACATTAATACCCGTGTTTAGAGAGTTCTCCGACATTGTAGGCACAATAGGATTAGGTGCTGCCTTTAAGTATCTAGGCGACCAAATGTTAGGTGCGATAGGCAAATCAAACAAGTACAAAGATGTAGCGACCACCGAGATCTAC